TCTCCCTTATTTTCCGTTTCTTCTTCTTCACCATCACCTTCGGGAGCTTCTTCCGGAGTTTCTTCTTCTGGAGTGTCGGGTTCGTCTTGATTAACAAAAGGTTTAGTAATCATAGTTAATAATTTTGATAATCGTAATTACTAAAGAAAAAAACGACCTTTGAAAATTATTTCTTTTTCTTCTTTTTTCCTTTTTTCTTTTTTCCCATTTTAGTATCGACAGACCCAATGTTTCTCTAATCCTTTTGAAATCATTTGGGCTGCTAATTCTATTTGATTATTAGTATCATCAATGCTGAAACCGACCTTTTTAAATTTTTCAGCATACTCGTTAAATGTCTCTATCTTGAATTGAAATATCCCCACCTCACCATACTTTCCTTTAGCGTTTGGATTTAATCTACTCTCGCACCAAGCTAAGTTATAGAACCTATCATAATCTAATCCGTATTTGTCCGCCATTTCCCACAACCGGCTTTTTATCCCCCATATTATCGCTGTTTTGCCCTTAAAAGAACTGTTTTCTGTCAGAAGTTGAGTATTATTACCTATTTCCCGAAATGACGGATTTAATGGGGCAAAAACTGATATAGGAAGCAACAAGGATAAAGCTATAAATATCAGATGCCCTATTAAAAATTTCTCATATTATTCAATTATATTTTAACCAAAACTAATGTCAAGAAGTTTTTCCTAAATAATCTCTTTGGTTTTTAAACATCCTTTTGTTTATCTACAGCTATTTCATAGCGTCCCGTATGCCATACAATCCAGTGCCGCCAAAGATAGCCACCAAAGTGGTAAATGCTTGCTGGTCAATAACTCCAAATCCATAAAGCAGGGCAGAAACAACCAGCATAACAGCGGATATTTTTGTTTTGTGTCCTTTTAGCATTTTAAAAATCTAAGTATTTAATTTGATATTGCCAATTTCCCATTTCAATGGGACGACCTTTTTGAATTAGTTGCCACTCGTCCGTTTGAGCCTCAAAAGCATACGCTTGAAGAATGCCGTTGGAAGTGGCAACTATGATATTGTGGCGATGAACACCAACCTTTTTCTTTGTATTTCTGTCATATAAAATAGTGCTTCTTGCCAAAGCCACCGAGTTCAATTTATAGATTTCTGACATTCTTGATTTAAAAGCGTTGGCATAATCGTCGCAATCAAAGAAGTCCGAAAGATATTTCCTTTTATCTGTCCAATCATATTTTATAATACTTTGCCAAACCTTCCAATCTGCCAGACGATATTTGTTATCCGCTGTATAAATGTTTGTAAGTCCCAAACCAACAAGGAAATTCTTTAAAGTGGCACTACTGATAGTTTGAGTATATTTCACATTATGGGCTTTAGCCAAAAACCACTCTCCCTTTGAAATCAAAATTGCTCCTAAGTTCTTATAAAGATTTAGCTGTTTTCTTTTATCTTCTTCCATATGTTATTCTTTTTGCCTCGTGGTTTAAATCTTAAAAATTTGACCTTTTTTAATTTTTTAAGTTTTTGAATAACCTTTTTCATAATTTCTCAATTCTGGGCGGGGCGTTTTTAAGGATTGCGGGCGGCTAACTCCTATTTTTACGCAGAGCCTTGCGGACTTTCAACCGCTGAACATTTTGTCGGGTATAAGAGCCGACCTTATACCCCAAGCCACATTTTTGCGGGCATTCAGCCCATACTCGCCCAGAATTCAAGAATCATATAACATTGCGGGGAGAGAATAGTGCCAAAAACTTTGACCTGTCTCTCAATAATTGGATATTCCCTCCCCGCCACTTTTATCAGGAGGTTCTCTATTTCGGACAGATTTCTTTCCAATTTTTTGAAACATAAATTATCCGATGGGTCTTCTAACATTTTATTTGGACAAAAGATTAATCAAAGCGGTGGCTAATCCACCCAAGGAAGCTGTAATTATTATCCAATAGCTTTTTCTCAACCAACAGACATTGGCTCTAATCTCAGCCATATCAATCTTAACTGAATTTAATTCGTCGTTAATAGTGGCAATGTGTTTTTCTAAAACTTCAATTCTGCGGTCTTGTTCTTGGTTTTTGTAATTAGTGTTTTGTTCCATTGCTATTCTCTTTTTTTAATTTTAATAAAAATTCTTTCGCAAAAGTATCCAGCAATAAATATTCCAAAAACTAAATAAAATCCTATTGCCGGGATTTGAAGAAATGCTAATAAAATAGCACATACTAAAAATATCCCCAAAATAACTTCTGGACGAATATAACTAAAAAGTTGAGAAGTAACATTTCTAATTCTATTAATAATCGGATTTTTTAATTTAGGTTTTCCCACTAAAGTTAAGGGCATATTTTTAAATCTCCATTAACTCCAAGTTAACCAGAAACTCATTAATCTTGGCTTCTGTTCCAACAGGAGTAGACTCGGCATAATTAGTAATAATAACTTTATAACTATTAGAACAAACGGTATTATCAGAATGAGTAGTGGCTACTGTTCCTTCGTATCCTCTGGTGCAACCAGTAAAAGCAGTAGCGGTTTTGCCGGTATATTTTATTTTCTCTTTTTCTATTCTAATTATACCCTGTTCTGGAAATTTGTTAGTAGAGTCAACCGTAATAGTTGTAGCACTGGCAGTTAAAGACCCATCCAACAAGGTTTCGGCAAAATCTACATCTTGAAATTCTACAACATTTTTATTCTTCCAATAAGTTTTAAGAATGTTTCTTAATTCTTCTCCTCTTTTTGTTTCTTTAGTTTTTCCATCAAGCAATGTTAAATTATCAATACAATTAACAGTTAAACTCCATCTTTGTTTATATTCAGGAACTGGATAATAAGCAATGGAAATATCCTGAAGAATAGGAGTATTAGAACCTCCCCCTTCTAATTCTACTCTCAACCAAAGTTTTTTTTCAATAGTATTTTCGGGAAAATAAAGAGTCTTATCGGTAATCGTTCCTCCATCTACTGAAAAATCTACACTCCCTAAAGAATGCCAAGTTGATACATTCTCAATGGGGTCAGTAGTATATTCAACAATAATTTTCTGTCCGCTTACTAATGGTTTGAAAATAAGATTACAAGTATAAAAAAGTTTATCAATAGTTGAAACAATATCTATTTGATTAAAAATAAGAAAATTAGCATTAGCGGTTGCTCCTTTGTAATTACTGTCTTTATACAACTTTTTGTAAGCACCACCACTAACAGAAGTCCAATAAATATTAGTTCCGTCTGAAAAAACGGGTCTTAACCAATTAGTATCATCACTAAAAGGTTTTTTGGTATTAGAGAAATAAGTCCCATCATACATCAGATTAGCCCACCAGAGTTTATTATCGTGAATAATTCCTCCTTTTAGCTGGACAGCTGTTCCCCCTATATCAAAATTTGCTTCACAATTCCCAATAGAATCTTTAGCATCATCTAATTTTTTTAATCTGGTTAAATTTGTGCCGTCGTATTGCCAAATTTCTTTTCTGGGAATACTAATGATTAACTTTCCATTAAAGTAATGAAGTAATCTTCGGGAAGCTCCTTTAAATCCGGCTGCTACCGAGCTAACGCCCGAAGTCGGAAAAGAATAAATAAAAGCATCAGCCGAAGCAGAGATATCATATTTTCTAAATTCTAATCTGCTTTCATTTGAAGGTTCAATTAAATAATATAAGGCACTACCGATTAATAACATACAGGGAATGTTTCCTTCATAACTGTATTCTAAAACTTTGGTCCAATTAGCTCCATTGTCATCAGTTTTAACAATCCCAAATTTAGCTCCTTGAAAGGCAGTTACAGCAATATAAAGAGTATTGTCATCTGAAGTAGCTGAAGTAGCACCAGTTGGTTGCCATCCCATTGCTTGGTAAATATAAGTAGTAGAAGTTCCGGTATAGTCAACCTGATTTGTTCCATCAGCATCACATTTAGTTACAACATAAGTAGTAGCTGAAGAACTGCCAGTTGTTAAAATATAGATTTTTTCTTTATGGTGGATAACATCATTCACCCAAGAAGCAGAAGTGGGCATCCAAGCTGAAACAATATTAGTAGTCCAATCATCACTACGATAAACTCTTGGTTTGCCATCAACATCATCGTCCGTTCCGATATATCCATAAGAAGTGCCGGCTACCATTTCATAACTTCCGCAAGTAATATTTTCAGTAAATTCCTTCTCTAAAATTAATCCGCTTGCTAATTTAATAGCTCCATACTCTGACCAAGTATCTATATTGGTTGAATAATAAAATTTACCATCATTCGCCCAAGAAACTGAATCTTTAAATCCATTAGCCCATTCTGTCTGAGCCCAATACCACCAAAAAGTAAAATCAGTATAATCTCTATCGCCCAAAGCATAACGATTGCCAAAAACAGGGGCTTGAACCATTGTGCGAGCTGGACGTTCAGGCGTGCCAGTTAAAATAAAACCTTGACTTCCAAGAGCACAATTATAGAGATTTCTTTTTATGTCTGCCATATTTTTATAAACTTATTCCTTCGTGGATTTGACGAATTGGCATTGGAGGTAATTTCGGAGCTAACTTATTAGCTACTATTTCTGCTAATGAATAGTATTTCTGGGAAATATCATAAGCAAGTTGAGCGGGAGCAAAAGATGGTTGAGTAGTAATTGCTGCGGTTTCGTGAATTTTTTCAGGAATTAAGCGTTCATAATATCTGGCATAAACATAATACTTATAAGGCAAAAGCCATTCATCGGGAATGTCCAAAGTAGCAGAAGTAGTGGTTCCTTTGGTAAATGATTGGAGATAACGGAATTTCATTGGCAAAGAACTACTACTAAATGGGGGGTCAACATAAAGTTTTTTCTGTCTTATTAAATATTTCCAATTAGTTAATCCTGAAACTGCTGTCCAGTAAGTAGCCGAAGAAGAAGTTTTATACCAAACCTGAATAAGATAAAGAATATCAGTTAATCCTGATAAATCATAATTATATTGGTCTTTGGTAGTAGTAATAGTGGTTGTATCTTCAGTTTCTTTCCAGAACTTCCACCTGAAATGGTCAATACCATCGTTAATTATTTCTAAATAATCAGCATCTCTTAATTTTTGGTAACGGTAAGTCATTTCTACATTATCAGAACCAGAAGCCGGAGCAGAAGTAAAAGTAAGCAACCCTAAATCTTTATCAATCGTATAATCGGTATTTTCAGTTTTTTCTACTCCACCTATCTTTACAGTATAAGAAGCATCTTTAATCGGTTTATAATTGGTCATAAATAAAGTAGTAGAGCCGTCTCCGTCCCATTTATCTCTGGCAATCTTATCTGTATCTTTCAATTCTAACCTTAATTTGGCTATAAAGGTTTCGTAAGTCATATTTAATAAATAGATTTAGCAGAAGGGTAAGGAATAGATTTAGCAGAAGGGTAAGGAATAGATTTAGCAGAAGGGTAAGGAATAGATTTAGCAGAAGCCAACCCTTCCCCAAACCAATAAGTTAATTTTGCTTTAGTTGTGAGACCTTTAGTTTCTACTCTTAACATCCGTGCCATTGCTGAAATTTGATTTGTAATATCAGTAATCTTAATTCGGGCTAATGCTGAAATTGTTTTAGTAATACCTAATGCTTTAATTCTTGCCTTTACTGTAAATTGTTTTTCAGTTGCCAATAGTTTAATCCTTGTTTTCGCTGAAATAATTTTTTCAGTTCCTAAAACTTTTATCCTTGCCCTTGAAGATAAAATACTTTCTTCCAATCTTTCAATTCTTGCCTGCGAGGAAATAGTTTCGGTATAAGTATACTGTATTCTTCCCCTCGCTGTTATGTCTTTCTCAATCCCTAATTGTTTTATTCTTCCTTTAGCGGTAATTAAACTTTCTTGAAGTGCTTTAATTCTGGCTCTGGTTTGGATTAACTGCTCATAAGTATAAACTATTTTTGCCAAAGCAGAAATAGTTTTTGTGATGTTTTCTATTTTAATTCTGGCTTGAGTGGTCAGAGCTTTTTCCTGTGTTCCAAATATCCTTGCTCTGGCTTGAGTTAATTTATCAATCGTTGCTTTAATTCTGGCTTTTGAGGAAAGTAAATTATCTATTCCTTCTATTTTAATACGGGCTTGGGATTGAAGGGTTTTGGTTATGTCGGTCTGTTTTACTCTTGCCTTTGCTGAAATCAATTTCTCGTTTAATGTTTTTAAGCGTGCCTTAGCTTGAATAATACTTTCTTCGGTAGTTAAAATCCTTGCTTGAGAACTAATTGTTTTTGTAATATCAACCTGTTTTATCCTTGCTTTTGATTGAACCTGTTTTGAAATACCTTCTTGTTTAATTCTTCCCCTCGCCGTTAAAGTTTTTGAAACTTCTGCTTTAATTCTGGCTTTAGCTTGGATTGTTTTTGAAATTCCTGTCTGTTTAATTCTGGCTTTGGCGGTAGTGGTTACTGTTTCCGTTGCCGCCTCCTGTAAATCTAAATTCTGAACATAACCAGTAATAGCCTCGGCAGCTGTTGGTGAATCACCTCTGGCACTTACTCCATAAATATACTGATAATCTTTTTTGGAAGTATGAAGGGCGATTGAATAACTATCTACCAAGGTGGTTCTGGCAGCATCTGAATAAACATATAAATAAGCAGTGCCATAAGTCCCCACGTTCTCGTCTCGCTTCAGGGTAAGATAATAAAGAGTATCAAAAGTATATCCAGCATACGAATAATCAAGATACCCTGTTCCACTATCTAATTCCTGCAAACCCCATCTATAATCTCCATCATTGGGGCGATATGGATAGACATCGGCAGCAATACAATCTTCGCTCGCACCTTCTAAACCCTTAAAATCATTTACCGCATTAGCCACCATTACCATATACATCCAGCTACTATCATCAGAACCAACATCAGCCACAGAGGCTTCAAACAAAAATTCAAAGTCTCCGTCAAAATGGTTCACCCCCTTATCTTTATAGACATAATGACCCTGGTCATCTCTCCGAAGACCGCTTACATCTATCTTGCTTGAGGTTACAGTAAATCTACCATTTGCGTCATTTTCGGTATAAGTTGTGAAGTCTTCGGTTCCAGGATGTCCAACCAGAAACTTCGGGATATTCCATCCGTGTTTTTTAAACCACCAGCAAAGTTTAATCGGCTTCCAGTATTTTAGCTTAAAAGCTAATTTTCTGAATAATCTTTTTAACATTAATATCCCATTTAGTTTCTTTTTTACCTTCTTCTTTAAGCTGTTGGGCTTTAATCAAATTTGGACTTTCCTCTGGTCGTTCTGGGTTGTAATTCTTAACTAAATCTAACTTTTCCTTTAATTTATTTATTTCAAAGAACAATGCCTGATTTCTCGGCTCAAAAGAATTTTTTTGATATTCCCTGAACTGACTTTCGGAAATTTCGCCCTCTCTACATTTCCTTCCTTCTTCGTTATGTTCCAATCTCAAAAGCTCAACCGCTCGGTAGAGAAACCTAAGTTTATCTTCATCGGTCAATTTTGAAGGAAATTTCATCATCTTATTTATTCTCCTCTATCCTAATTTCACCATTGGGATAAAGACAAATTAAAACTTTTTTATTCTTTGTTTCCCAGCCCAAGTAATATCTCTGATAAATAAATTGCTCACCAGTGGGTTCAACTTCCATTCCTTTTTCCTTAGGAGTGAACCCTACTGTAAAATCCTGCCTTTTTCTTTTGAAAAGAATCAACTTTTTATCTTCTAAACAAGGTTTGTCTAATTGCCCCCTAATATCCATTGCCCCGCAATTTAGAAAATCAAAAGTTCCTTCTTTCCAATTAAGTGTAACGATTGCTCTTTTTTCTTGGTTGCTGGTAGAAATTTCAAAATTAGAAATGTATAAGAGCTGTTTTAATTTAGATTGGTCAATATCCCCGAAATGATGTTGCTTTTCTCCATATTGGTCTAACTCTGTTCCATCTTCGTAAATTGCTTTCCACTCCCAGCTTTCCAATGTTTTTTCAAAACGAGGGAGCAAATCTTGAGCAGAGGAAACTTCTGGAATGCCATCAAGAGAGGGAGAAAAAAATATCAATCCTATTTTGTAAAGTTCTTCAATTGATTTTTCCAAATCATACAAAGCTCGTCTTCTGATTTGAAGAAGTGAATCTATTTTTTTATTTATATTTTCCCTTTCGGGAACGATGGAATTCGTCATAATACGCCTTAAAGTTAATTGAATTTAACATTTCTGACCTAAATGGATTTTGCGATGACAACTCACACAAAGAACTTGTAAATTAGTCAACTTGTTATTTTTGCGATTGAAATCAATATGGTGAACTTCAAGATTACAATTCTTTTTACCGCATATACTACAAACAAGAGGAACTTCTGAAAGTTTTATTCGTCTATACACCCTTACGCCTCCTTTCCAATTAGGATGTTTTTTAAGCGTTCTACCATACATCCAATTTTTGGGATTATTGGTCATTGATTTAGCAATTTTCTTTCTCCATTGTTGCGGCATTTTGTCTCCTTTTTTAAGGGGCATTTTATTCTCTGTATAATCTCGTGCCTTAATACCATACTCTTTCATTAACTGACGAATCTTTGCTTGATAAGTTCCAAAAAAATTTGCACACTCACGAGTTGACTTTTTATTTACAACATATTCTTTGTAAAGAGCTTTTTTTGTTATAGATTTCATAGTAGTAAAGATTTAATAATAAACGACCTTTACTCTATGATAATCTATACTCATCATATTGTCAATACTTCAGAGCGTCAACTTTCATCAAATTGCAGGGTAAATTCAGCAAGACTTGTATCCCCAGCCGCAGCAGCCGTAGTAGTCCTTAGTTGCAAAACACAATAATCGGATTTTCCAGCAGCAGTCAAAGAACCACCAGATGACCCGCCAATATAAAGGTTTTCTGAACCGGGGTCAGAAGTCGGAACAGCATCTACCGCAACCGAAGTGGCAGTTGAAGGTGCAGCATAAGCAGTAGTTCCGTTTGCTTTCCAATAAACGCTTAAACCAGTATTCGGAGAAAAATCAGTTGACATCCACACTTGCAAGTTATCTATCTTGTTGAATGTCCCCGACCAACCTCCTTTCAGATAAACCTCATAGCTATTATTCCCGGCAGTAATCGGATTTGTGTCATACCCAGCAGTTCCGGCAGTATCCACATTTTTGACAATTTTGTTACTCTTTAGGATATTTTTTGTGACAATTTTCACAAAGCGTTTTTCCGTTATCTATTGCCAATCTTAGTTCGGGATATTTAGAAAAAGATTTAATATGGTGTGCCTCTAATTTCCCTCCCTTCTGACCACAATCCTGACAAGTATAATTATCTCTCTCAAATACTGCTTTTCTCCAAATTTCATATTCCTTTGAATTTCTAATTTTTGTTTGTAAGGGAGTAATTCCACCCTGCCAATTAGCAGCCAGTTTTCCCTTTCTAAACTTAGCCTTACAACTATTATCACAAAAATGATATAAGTGTCTCTTAAACTCTCTTATAGTTTTTTCTATCTTTCTTCCACAATAACCACATTTAATAATAATTCTTTTTTTTCTCTTTTCAGATGCTCTCTTTACTCCTTCACTATTTTCTTTATTTAGTCCCTTATTCCAAGCAACCTGTTGTCTTTTTCTACCTTTATTCCAAGGTATGTGTCCTTTCTTAAAAGAAGTTTTATTAGGTTTATTCCCTTTAGCGAATTGATTTCCTAAAAGATAATTACACTTCTTACCCTTATTCCAAGGAATATATCTTTTCCTGATTGTTCTATTGCCTTGTTGTTCCTGCTTCATATACTTTAATTATACAGCAGGAACAATAAATTGTCAATATCCTAAATGGTTAAGTCATTTCTGCTTAACTCCGTATATTTCTATACGGTTCGGACTATATCTTCATCCTCATAAAGAGGAGTCTGGCGTATAGTCTCTGAGGGTTTTCCGTTGAAGGAATCTTCCCTGCTGGTTGTCTCTATTTCTGGAATTTTTACTTTCAGCTTATCCCTTCGGATTACTGTTTTGTATCCAGAACCTAACAAGAGTTTCCAGCAAATAGCCAGATAAGCAATAGAGATTACTCTCTAAAGAACCTCATTTGAAGTTAAACAGATTCCCACCAGTTCCTAAACTGGTTTCAGCAGTGCTTGCTCCGTTGTATTGATACCAATTGAAATCAGCAGCCATAATGTTTTATTTTGTTAATTATTCTGTCCCCTTACGACTATCGGGGTTTTCAAATTTTAATATAGACCAAAAGTGCGTCTCCATTCGGATAGGTAAGCATTTTTGTTGGCTTTAATTTGCTCATTACCTGCCCAAAGGTATAAACCCTTTTGTGTGTCCAGTCAGCTCTAACTCCTAACGGGATAAGATGTAAAGCCACTTTTCTTGCTTTCTTAATACTTTCTCTAATTACCGCCATATCATCCTCGCAATGCTCTAAAAGGTGCATTGAAAATACGGTATCAAACGAATTATCTTCATATTTCAATAAACCCTTTAAAGCATCGTCCTGAAAGCATTTTATTCCTTTTTCCTTTGCTCTCTTTATTGCCTCCTCTGAAATATCAAATCCCTTAACTTTGTAACCTTTATCTTGTAATATCTTTAAGAATTCACCGTCTCCACACCCTATTTCCAAAACTGATTTTCCTCTTATTTCCTCTCCAATCTGTTGAAAGTTTAACGATTTATCGGTCTTTTCTCTAATGTCAAAGTATTTTTTATCAAATGGATTTTTCAATTCTTCTTCCGCTTTATTCAAAAAAGGTATCCATTGTTCTTCTACAATTTTATCCCAGTCATATTTCAGCATTGCTTTTTGAGCCATTTTCCCGTATTTCTCTCGGAGTTCTTTGTTCTGATATGCTTCTGTCAGGCACTCAACCGCACTTTCTATGTCGGTTAAATACCATTTATTGTGTAAAGGGGTAGTCAGAGAAACAATATGGTCAGAGCATTTCATTATCCAACCGTGTCCCCTTACCCATTCTGGCTGGGCAGAATTGTCAGGAACTATTGCCGGCACTCCGCACGCTTGAGCTTCTAAAATCGGCAGTCCGCAACCTTCTGCTCTTGAAGTGGAGAAATAAACATCAAGAGTGTTATACATTTTTACCAATCCCGAATCTTCAAAAGGCAGATGGGGTGGAAATTTTAATTGTTTTTCTATCCCATACAATCTTCCCAATTCTATTAAAGAATAGGATGTTCCTTCTTTGCCGTGAGGACTGGCGTGAATATACAGAATTGCGTCTTTTGCTTTATTCTTTTTTACAAACTCGGCGAATATCCTTATCATTCTCGGAAAATCTTTCCTCTCAAATCTATTAACTCCGTTTGTCCCCACCAAAAACGCATTTTCAGGTATTCCTGCTTTTTTTCTTAACTCCTTTTTCTTGTTTTCTGAAAGCGGTTTGTAAATCTTGGTATCTACTCCGTGATAAATAATAGTGGAATCTAATCCTACTTTTTTTAATTCTCTCTCGGCAAACTCTGAAAAGCATACTCTTTTGAAAGCGTGCTTTAAGGGTTCTGATAAAGGAACACTAACTGGTTCAGCGTCAATCGGGAAATAAGCTATCCAGGGAAGGCAAAGAGATTCTATCTTTCCGAAAAATGCCCAAATATCAAATAGCGTTATCAACACATCTCTGTTATATTTTTTAAAGTATTTTGAAAGAACATTCATTCCATATTCAGCCCCGCCAGCATCTAACATTTTGAAAGTGCCATCTACTAAATGAAGTTTGCCTGACGACTGATAGCCGTGATAGATAATATCAAAACCGTGTTTAACTAATCGTGAAACCACTTCTCTGGAAACTCTGCCGTATCCGCTTTCAATAGTCGGAGTAACACTACTCCATAAAATCTTTAACATTCTAAATATAATAAATATACAATACCGAGCTTGTTCCAGTAAGAGTGACTGAAATCCCATTAGTTGTTTGGGGAGCTACTCTTTCTTGCCAATTATCTTTATCTGTTCCATTTGCCGAAGCAACTGATAACTTAATTACTTCATCACCAGATTGGGCAGAAGCATTATCGTATAAAATAGCAGTTGCGGCATCGCTACCAGCAACCAATCTTACTCCTACAATCTTGTATATGCCTGATAAAACTCCGTTTGATGAAGCTGTAACCTTTTTTACATTCATTTTATTTTTCTTCCTTTAACGAATTAAGCATTTTTAAGACCGCTTTTAATTCTCCTTTTAAACTCAAGATTTCAACTTGAATCTCACTCACTTGTTTTGAAAAATCTCGCATTTTTTCTATTTTTTCTGCGATTTCTTTTTCCAAAACAATTTTTTGGTCTTCAAGTTTCTCAATAATATCTTGAGCCATAGATACAAGGAAAATCTATTATCCGGAAGCTATAACTTTCCAGTTCGTTCCATCTGACATTATCATCTTGAATTGGTATTGAGCTGAAAGGGTAACAGTAGCGTTACCATCAATTGTTTCCGCTCCATTTCCATCAATCGTTACATCATAAGTTGCATCTGACCTCTTAATCACATAAATCGTTCCGGCAATTCCAGAGGCGGTGGGCAAAGTAATGGTTACATTCGCCGAAGCCCCTGAAACATCCACACAGAAATCACTGGCAGTCATTGTATAATCGGCACTCTTGGTGGCATAAGCTCCAATTACACCATTGATTGTCGGAGTTGTTAAAGTCTTATTAGTCAATGTCTGAGTATCACTCGTTCCTACAATCGTTCCAGAAGGAGCAGTAACCGCACTGGTAGAACCTCCGCTGATTTTTACCAAGCCGTCATATGCTGAAACATCTGCTTCCAATCCACCATTTTCGTGAGTAAGAGGCAAAGCCACTTGAGAAGTAGCACCGCCAGAAATCTTGACTAATCCATTGTAAGCACTAACATCAGCTTCCAGACCACCTCTCTCGTGAGCTAAAGTTCCTGCTGCAATCGCCGAAGCGTTTAATGTTCCACCACCAGCAGCATTGCTGTGGTCGTGAGTAGCATTGGTGAAATCAGCAATAGTAGGAGTAGTAAGAGTTTTATTTTCCAAAGTTTGAGACACTTTAGAAAATACCCACTCCTGATTTACTCCTCCCAAATCTGGTAAGGTTACAGTAACAGCACTGGTGGTTTGAGTAGTAATGTCAACCGTAATGTCGTAAGTTCCGCCTTCAATATCAAAAGTGTCGGTCAGCTTGCTGGCACTGGTAGCTGTAACAGAAGCCCATTGGGGATTTGCTCCAGCTCCTTGAGTTTGAAGATATGTACCAGCAGTCCCAGCAGCCAATCTCACCCAGTTACTTCCATCAAAATAAAGAATATCTCCCTGTGCTTCATTAGTAATGGTCAAATCAGTTACCTTCCCAGCAGAACTAATATCTGTGGAAGAAGCCATCTTTGACCAATCAATAGCAGCGGAAGCGTTAATATCAGCATTAACAATTACTCCAGAAGCAATGGCAACCGTTCCATCTGCCGCCAAAGTAATATCTCCAGAAACCGCCTTGTTATCCCAACTATCGCTTCCGTCATAAATAAGGATATGACCAGAAGCAGGAGAACTGATAGTAGTGTCGGTCAATCCTGACAAAGTAGAAGAAGCACCAGCAGCTCCTAAATCTACCCAACTTCCATTGATTCTGCCATAAAGTTTGTTATCAGTAGAATTATAGTAAATTCTACCATTAGCTAAATCGGCATCACTCGGAGCAGAAGTTCGTGTATCTAACTGTAATTGCTTAATATACTCAATCCCATCATTCGCCATCGGCTCTAAATGAGCCATAACTTCCCACGCTTTTATTAAAGCCATTTTTGTATCAGAGAATTAAATTTGTAATCAGCGACCTTTTAATTGGGGTTTTTAGCTATGATTTCAAGCAAGGATAACCCCTAACCCATAAGCTTCACAAGGAAAAAGCAAAAACAAAAACCAACCATAATTAGCTGGCTAAATTTGTATGAATGGCAAAAGCTTCAGTAGCATTACGAACCTCACAAGTATATTCACCAGAAAGCATCGCCTCAATCAATCTTCCAGTTTTAGCAATATCTTCCAAACCGACTGCCTCACCAGTAAGAGGACCAACTTTTAATCGGTTCAAATCACCAACAATACAAGTGTCATCAGGAACCCAAGGGTCAACAACAATTTCACATTCAAAGCCCAAATCAGAAAGAAATCTTTCTACAACATAACCGGCAGCTCTGGATTCAAAATCCATTCTTCGGTATGCTTGGTCAAAAGCAGAAATCTTCCTTTTTTGAACCCCACCGACAATAACAGCTAATCTACCACCAGCAACCATTCCACCATCGTCCCAAATCTGTTTTATCATTGCGTTAAGAACAGCAGGAGTAAGAGTTTCGGCAGTGGTAGTAGTATTACCGCCTGTTTGAGAAACAAATTCAATCAAACCACCCATTGAGGAATAATCAGCAGCTCCACCTTCAGAAGCAGAACGAATAGAGTTAATGATTGAGCTATCAAGCTGTCTCATAAACTCTTTCAATCTGTAAGCTGATTGGTGAGCAAACTCAGAAGGAACACCAGCGTGGCTAACTGCTTGTCTCCTTCGGGTAATGGCAATTCCATAACCCATTAAAGTCAAGTAGTTATACGGACCGGTTCTTTCCTGAGTCCAATCTTCCTGATTAGGTTTCCAATCTTCCTGTTTGGTGTGAGCAATAATCATTATGGTTGTCCCGTCAGCGTGAGTTTCGCCAGAAGTAGAACCGTATCCTCTTTCCACAGTCAAGTTATCACCCGAAACCGCAGTTACTCTACAAACTTCGGTTTTGTTCCTTTCGTTAAACCTAAACAAAGTTCCAACCTTAAATCTGGTTCCCTCACCACTTCCCACAGTAATAGTAGTATCATCAGCACTTAATTCAGCTCCTTCTGTCAAAGTAGCAGTATTAGGATTTAATTTATCTTCCGGCCAAGTGTGTTTGAGCTGAGTAGCAACACAACCACCCGCTCCAACCCTTTGGAGTAAAGCAGTATTATCAGTTCGGATAATTTCAGCTAATTCCTCTGACAAATCCAGCTTTTTGACAGCACTCGCAATGCTATAAGCAGCAGCACCACTTGCAGCACTTAAAGCCATAATAAGAAATCAATTTAATAATAAGTTATTGGAGGAAATAACTAAAAGGAAGAAACGACCTAAACCCTATGTGAATTTGATTTTCCCTTTAATAGACTCTTCTAAACTTTCATCCAGAGATTTAGGAGTTTTCTCCTTGGGAGGAACTTCTGAAGTTTCTGGAGGTTGAACAGGTCCGGGTTCAAATTCTGGAGGTTCTTCTTCCTTTTTTTCTTCTTTTATAGGTTGAGATTTTTTCAAAGAAGAAACTCTTTGTTCTAACTTATCTCTTATCTGTTCTACCGCATCCTCAGCATCAAGAAACTCTCCGACTAAAGCTAAAGGATTGTTTCTAATAACTTCTTTCAGGGTTATATCCTGTTTAAGAAGTTCCTGATAGTCAGGATTATCCAAAATAAGATTTTGGACAGCAATCCTCACTTGTAATCGGGTTTCTTTATCTTCGGATGACTCTCCTTCAGGAATTTCTTCCTCAACACTGATTTCTCCAGACCTAATTCTCTCTAATTTATCTTCCAGTTTTTTTCTGGCTTTTTCTTCCGCTTTTCGTTTCTTATCAGCTTGACTTTGAAGCATTTGTGCTTCTTTAAGCTGTTTTTCAAGGGTCTCAACCTTACCCTTCAACTCTGTTACCTCTTTATTTTCTTCGGCAGGAGGAGTTGACTCTCCTTTCGGCTTTTCCGAAGTAATTGCTTCCTTGCTCCCTTGAGGGGTAACTTCCTCTTTATCGGGAGTGGAAGTAGTGGCTTCATTTGCCATTGTTTTTACGAATTCCTTATTGTTTCAGAACCCGCATATTAATTTGTAATTTACTTCCAATATTTTTTCAAAATATCTTTATAGATTCTCTGCTGAGTTTCTTCTGGAAAATGATGTTTAACTTTCTTAAATTCCTCTACTTTCTTTAAGAGTAATTTTCGCTGTCTTTGTTTTTTTATTTTTCTTTTTTCCAGCTTCGTTCCCAAATATTCTCCCAATTCTTTAGCCACAGGAGCCCAAGCAGCCACAACCGCAGCTCCAGCACCCAATGTTCCCAAAACACCAACACGAGCAAATCCCCTTCCCGAAACCTTATATTTTTTTAATATCTTTTTAACAACGGAAGGTCGCACCTTTAAATATTTTCCTATCTCGCCTGCCGACTTTTTGCCCAATTTATAACGAGAGCTCATTACCGCTTTCTCTAACGCCTCTCCCTTTAAGGGTTTTGTTGCTTCCTTAATCACCTCTTGAATTATTTTTTGTCCTTTTTTTCCAAATAAACTTTTGTAGAAATTTGCCATATTATTTTCCCATAACAAAAAATTATTATTCTGTCAAGTTTTTTTTGTAAATTTTCATTAAGTCATTAGACAATCCCAAAGGATTCTTTTTCCTTCTTTTCATTTTTCTTTTTTTAGCCCAGCTTTTTTTCTTGACTGCTAAAGGAATATTGTAAGCTGGAGCTCCTTTTGATGATTCTAAAGCCATATTAGTCAAAATACAACAGAAGTAAAGCTGTTAATAAAGTCCAGAATACCATCATTGCGATAGCTGGAAAATATTCTTTTATTAAATCTAAAATATCTCTCATTTTTTCTTTTTTAGTTGTTCTTTTCTTAAAGCTCTCTGCTCAGCTTGTTTTCTTCTATGATACCAATACCTTGATTTTACCTCGTCATACGGATAGGGCTTTAACCCCAAAACAAAATCTAAAATTTTAGGAATTTTTCCAACATCTTCTTTAGTCATTCTGCGATAATATCCAGTAATTCTCATATTGCTCAAAAGTTCCTCTTTCAATATTTTTCTAAATTTTACCTCCTCTGGCAGGTTCGGGTCAACAATGTTTCTTCCAAAATACATATTGTAATTTGTCAGAATTTCAGTAATAGCTTTTAAGTCAGGTCTTAAAAATCCATACCATTCTCTCAAAACATCTGGGTTAGCTAAATTTAATCTGGCTAAATCTTGAAAGGCAAAATCAAAATTCATATAAAGAGGTCTATCTTTACTCTCTGCTGGCAACCTAACAAATAATTCTTTTTCTCGCATCCAGTCTGGCAAATATTTTTCATCTGGTCTTTCTGACAAACTTTCAAATTCCTCTTGAGTTTTTTTAATTCCTCCGAACTTTCCCGGTTGCCTAAAAAGCATCTCAACTTCCAAAGGAAGATTTTTTCTAATCCAAGTATAGAATGGAAATAATTTTCTCATTACTTTTTTTTCAAATTGAGTCAATTCCCCATAATCAAATAAGAATTTTTTAGTGTGCCTCGCTGCTGAACCAATATCAATTCCTTTGTCTAACTGGTCTAAAAATAAAGCAAGCCGAGCATTATTTTCTACTGCCGTCCCTGCCATTCTTGGTTTTTCTAAAGCCCAAGTTCTGGCTGTTTCTAATCCTTTTTGTTTGCCAGTTAATCGTGGTCTAATTCCGGTTCGGAGCATAATCTCTTGTTCTATACTTTTTCCTAATTCTGTTCCAAACCAACCACGATACAATACTCCAGTTTCTTTTCCGTATTTAACTAATTGAGATGCTTTGTAATTTGTTCCACCTAATCTAATAACAAAATCTGCTGGCTTTCTTCCTTTCTGAACTTGATGAGCATACCATTGAAGTCGGGCAGAATCATAAAATCTGACTGGATTTTTCAATCCGCCCAAAAAAGCAAGCCAAAGATTTGACATAGCATTTCTGGCGTGGAAACCCGGCCACCAAGAAGTAACAGATGCTTTCCAGAGATTTAACCCAGCATCAAAGTATTTCATCATATCCACCCTGCCTACCTCTCTGGTCATATAAGGAGAAATCGCATTCATCATATCTGCTATTTCTTTCGGTAAAAGATAAACTGGAATATCATCGGAAACTTTGAAAGCAGTCCTAACTGGAGTTAATCTCAATTCTTTTAATAACTCGCCTCCGTAAAATCCTCCAGTTCCTTCGGCTTTGAATAATTTTTTAATAGCTTTAGCATTCCCAATTTGGATAGTTGTCTTTTTTGATGAATTGTATAGGGGATAAAATCTGGCTGCCCCTCTGGGAATATATATTCCCATTCCCTCTGGCACTCGTCCCATTTTCACCATTGTTTTCCATTCTACTGATTTTTTAGAAAGAGGAATGGCAACAGTAGAAAGCATCTTTTGGACATAATCGTCAATCGCAATAATTCTTTTTGAGTAAGCATTTCTTAACCCAAGAGAAACAGCAATATCTTCAATCGGTTGCCACCCAGCTTTTATAGCATCTTCCAAAGTATTAAAAATTCTTGTCCTACCAAAACGATTTCGGGCAATGACTGGATGAGGAATATCTCTACTTAAAATTCCAGCCATTCTTTCTTTGTAATGATGAGGGACATATCCTTTCCGGAAACTTGTTAATAATCCTTGCTGAGCTTCTGGTTCAGTAATTTCTTTGAAAATAAACCTTTCTACCTCTTTGGCTTTTTCTATTAAATGTTCTGGCAACAAATCCGCATAAGTAGCTTTTTTCATTGGAACACCGACTGCTTTTGCTCCTTTAACTGCTTGGTTGTAAAAATCAGATATTCCCTTGTCTAATCTTTTTACCCAATCAATATTTCGCTCTCCAAATTTTGCTCCCAATCCTAATTTTTCATAAACATATACTCTCGTCTCATTATTCATATTTTTCCACCATTCTTTCGCACTCTTATACTTCCTCGCCTCTCTTGCTAATGGCTTAAGTTCTTTAGGAATGCCTTTAACTACCGGAACCTTTATTCCTTTCCCAACTTTCTCAATAGCGTGAGCAATCAACTCCCTATCAGCAACTTTAGGAATCTGTTCAGCTATCTGAAGGGATTTTTCTATTGCTAATTCTCCGCCTAAAAGTGTTCTGGCTCTGGTTTGCTGACGAGAAAGCATTAATAAATTTTTCTGTTCAATAGTCAGGTTTTTAGCGTGCTTAATAATATATTCATCTCCTATAAACTTTTCTCCAAACCACCTCATTGGTTGCTCTCTTACGAATTTCATTCCCGGAATTTTACCGACCTTCGGTGCTACCATTTTTGTAGCAGTAATAAAAACATCAGAAACTATTGGGATTTTTTTACCAAAAATTCTAAGAGCAGGTTCTGAAATATATTTTTGGGGTTCCTTTAAAGCCATTCTCAAAATTCCTTCCTCTATAGATTCTCTCGCCATTTGTTCAGCAATTCTGCGATTGGCAACAACTGCCATATTTCTTTCTGTTAATTTTGGCAACTGTCTTCTTAGGGTTCTGGTTAAAACAATCCTTCCAGTTTTATTTAAAGTTGTTAAACCCAACTTTGCCCCAGCTCCAGCTCCCAAAGTCAAATAAGTAACAGGGTCTAATCCAATATCCAAAGCCAACCCAGCAACGGCTCTAACATACTTATTTTTTACCCCTGCTGATTTTAAAACATCACTATAAAAAACTCTTTCTTGTCCAGTAAGACCTCTAATAGATGCTTTCAAAGCATCTTCCAATGTTTTATTCTCAACTATTGCTTTAGAAAAAGCAGCCGAAGCATACAGCGGTCTAACAGCATAATCAAGAACTTTCAGTAAAACTCCTTCTGGTTCTCGTCTTGGTCTTTCAACCGTAACCGTAGGAGTAGAAACTTCAGGCAATACCCTACCTCCCATTATTTCTTTGGAATACTCTCTCAATCTATTTTTTTCCTCCTCTGTAAAAGGCATTTTATTTAGGAATTTGAGGTGTTAATTTTTTAATAAATTTCTTTCCTGCTTCCAATAAAGAAGGCGTTTCCAATTCAGATAATCCCCATTTCGGTTCTTCTTTTTTTATTTCTTTTTTCCTTCTTTCTTCAGCTTTCCTTAATGCCTCTCTATGAAAAGCCCGAACAGAAGGCAATCCAGTTTTAATCTCTTTTTCAAATCTTTCTATCCCCGCTGGAATTCTTTCCAACCAAGTTTTACCCCATTCTTCCTTAAATGCCTGCCACATATCAAACTTAGAAGTTTCAGCTTCTCGGTTGTAGCGTTCCATAATTGGTAATGGAATATTGATTGTAGCTCCGGGTAAAGTATTAATTTCTTCACTCGGACTCAAATGATAAACTTTATCTTCTTGAAAACCTAATTCTTCTTTCCATTTTTCATTTTTAATCGGGCTAAAAGTTCTATCCTGATTGACATAAAATAATCTACCTTTAGAATCCTTAACAAAGTTTCCAGATGGCAAAGCGTGAAGCGGAGAATGTTTTATTCTTTTGAAATCAAATAATTCTGGTTTAGAAACTACCCATCTTCCCCCCATTCCTTCATATTCAAATTCAGAATTACCAAAAATATACTTATCGCCGGCAATTGCATTAGCTCTAATAAGATAAATTTGTAATCCATCATTTTCATCACTCACAGTAAGCAAATTCCCTGCTGTGCCTCTGGAGAATTTCAAATTGGTTGGTTGCGAATGAGAAGGGTCAGTAGAACCCTTATGGATAATCCTCATTGCTTTAGTTCTACCAGCGTGAGGAGTATAAAGAACCGCATATTCATTCAACCGACTCATATCTCCTCTTTCGTAAGCATCAAGAATATCAGCATATTTATTTAATTCTTCCTCTGCTTCCATTTTAAAACTTTCTAATTGGGTAGTATCAACATAATGATTCTGTAAAACATCAATCAAATCATAAAGACCCATTTTGTCATCAGTCCCGTAAAGAACATCCTGATATTTGTTTAAAGCTCCGGTAGCATAAGCAATGGGATTTTCAGGAAATTCAAATTCTAATTCCCTTAAATCCTGTTCTATTGATTGCCTTAAATCTCCAGAATCTATTTCTTTCTTTCTGTCCAGTTCAGTTTTAATTTGTTTAATCTCCAAATCTTTTATTTTTTTCCGGGCATCCCTCCTTCTGTTTTCAGAAATAGTTGGGTCATTGGCAATCTGTTCCCATTGTTTAATCAAAAGATTATAACTGGCAGGATTAAAAATCTCTCCCCCTTGCTCAATTGCCATTTCTCTTTCCTTGACATCAAGCAAATCTTTAAGCATATCATAAAGTTCATCTTTCTTTGGTTTAGGAAATAAAATTGGTGTTAAATTAAAAGTTGGCATATTATTTTGAAGGAATTATCAATTTCTGCCCAACTCGTAGTTTTTTGGCTTCTTCTTCGGTAAACATTTTCCCCTCTGGGGTTTTTAATTCTTTCCATCTTTCCCCTGCCCCTAACTGCTCTTGGGCAATACTCCATAAAGTTTCTCCCTGCTTGACAATATGAATATTTTGTTGTGTAGTAGTTGGAGGGACTTCAACCTTTTCTTCTGTCTTTTCTTCTGAAACTGGTGAAGCTTCTGGTTTTTTTTCTATTTTTTCTTTCTCTTTTTCAATCAATTCTTCCGCAACTTCCGTTGGTTTCTTTTCTTTGAAAGTTTTAGCTTCAACTTCTACGGTTGCTGTCGGTCCGTATTTCTTTAATGCTTCCTCTACTGAAATTCCCTCAGCTTCAGCATATTCCTTAGCTGTCCTTAAAGCTTCTTCAGTCATTTTAACTCGTTTTTCTATCAATTTAGTTTCAAGTTGAGTAATTTCTGGGGATAAAGAATAATCGGTCCCAAATAAAGTTTTAAGATTTTCCAATTCCTGTTTAGCTTTCTGGTAATCTTTTTCAGTAGCAAGGTCTGGTTTATCCAAATAATATTTAGCAGTTAAATCTTTAGATTTTAAAGTTAAAGCATTACTCACTGAATCTTGAATTGCCAAAGAAATAGTTTGCTGAAAATCTCTCAAATCTGGATGATTTTTTAAAGTTTGATTTTTGCTAACTAAATTTTGTAAATAAGTCTGGGGAAGCAATCCTAATTGATTCCACATCACATTAGCTTCGGTTTTATTTTCTTTAATATATTCATTCACAAAATCAGTTTGAATGTAATTATTCAAAGTAGTCTGCCAGAACTCTTTTGCCGAATTATATCTTACTCCTCCAATATTTACTGGCAAATCAGTCCCAGCTTTATCTCTAAATCCAGAAAATACTTCTAATTTCCATAAAGAAGGATTTTTTCTATCCTCACTTACCAAACTAACTGCCATCCAATTTAATTTATCTTCTATCTCAACCTCTAATTTTTCTTTTTCCAAAGTTCTTAATTGTTGTTGATAAGAAGTTCTTAAAGCATTATCCCTCTGAATTTCAGGTTTAGCTAATTGAGTTTTAACTAAATCAATTGCTTCGTTCAAAGATTTAGCAGTTCTGTCTTTTCGGTTAAAAGCAATTTGAGAGTCAATAATTTTTCTGTCTTGTTCTCTTTTAGCCTCAGTCGCTTTAATAATAAGTTCTTGAATTTGGTCTCTGGTATCTCTATCAAAAGCATTTTCCAATTCATTCTGAAGATATTCTAAATGGTCTTCTAAAGTTTTTTTACCAGAAGCCATTTCCTGTAAAAAAGTAAAATATTTATCTCTATACTTTCGTTGTCTTACTAATTTTTTAAGAACAGTAATAGAACTCTTAATTTCATCAATAAACTCATTATCAGGATATGATTTCCCTTGTTCTTCTTCTAATTGCCTTTTTCTATAATCTAATTGTTCTTGAAATGACAAATCATTATCAACAATCATTCTTTGAAACTCAGATTCTCTCAATGCCCGGATTCTTTTTCTGGAAAAGACAAAACTATCAAGTCGTGCCTTGACAATTTCCCCTAAATCTATTGTAAATTCTTTTACCCTAATTATTGCCATATTATGTTCCCCTTGTTCCCTTTAAAGCCACTGCTCCTTCTGGAGAAACAGGTGCTTGTTGAGGAGCTTTGGGAGCTGACATCGGTAATTCTTCTTCTTTGGTTCTTTCTGCTCCCCCCTCAGCTTCAGTCAACTGCGGTTGCTGTTGCTGTTGCTGTTGAGTTTGAGCTTTTATACTTTCGGCTATCATCTGCTGTAATTGCATTCTAAGTTGAGGACTTCGGGAAATTTCAATCGCCAAATCCATATCACTCCATTCTCGTTTCATCACTTTCTGTTCTTCTTTCGGAGAAGGAATACCAAGATTTTTCATTGTAGTATATTGCGATTGAAGTTTCATATTGAATTTATTGATTTCTTCAGTAACATTTCGGATAAGAATAGAAGGAAAGAAAATATCTGTATGATAATATCCCTGAATTAAAAGTTTGCCTTGAGGAATATAAATTTCAACTAATTTTAAAATATTGGCATTTAATTTCTGAAGAGCAATTTTCCAGTATTGTTGCTTATATTTAACTTTGTTATTAACTCCCTGCATTAAAACTGACAAAGCTCTACCAGTTGCTTTAGCAGTCATAGCCCCACCATAAAAAATTTCAGAAATCATTGAAAGTTGATGAATATCGTGCTTCCGGTTGGTAATATAAGCATCAAAAGGAGCGGTAGATTGACCCATTGGGTCGGGCCAAACTTTATCCTCTGGTCCAAGTTTTATCATCTCTGCCTGACCAGCGTGGTATTCTGTTGGTTCTCCTTCCCCAGAATAAAAAATATGAGGAACTGCTACTTGATTAATTTTTCCTCTGGTAGCACAAACTGCTTCGTTATATTCTACTTGAGCATCAAGCATATCTTCAATATCAGAAACCCCCCAAGCTCTGGTTGGATGAGGAATATTTTTAACCATAAGTCCCGGAACAAATCCCCAGTTATGAATTACAAAATCCAAAACTCTTTCGTCAGCCATCGCCAGCATATAAGTCTCATCCCAGTAAATTTTTATTGTAGTCATTGGATAACCGGTTGTTCTTTGATAATTTCTGGGTTCATTAGGAGATAAAGAAGAAATTCCTCTTTCTTTCATCTGCTTCTGATAAATTTTTTCTGCTCTTTTGGTAGAAACCCGGTAATATAGAATAAATCCCTCCATCTCATTGTAATCTTCGTCTGACCAAAGCACTCTAACATTTTCAATTCTTTTAATGTTTTTAAATCTAATTCTGGGGACTTTTTTTTCGCCAATTTTCCCCCATTCAATATAAGGACCAAAAATAAAACAGTCGCCCAGCAACGACTGATTTTGAACTGCTTCAGCAAAAACTACTGGAAATTGATTGTCTAATTTGATTGCTTCTAATAACTTTTCTACTTCTTCAGCCCTTGCAACCTCTATTTCGTCCAAATTATCTCTGGGCGGAACATCATCTTCCGGAGGTTCGTTAGACAAAAAAGATGTATAGTTTAAAACTGTAGTTCGGCAGTAATTATAAACTCTGGTAGGGGTGCCATCATCCTTCAAATAAGACCAATGGTCTCCTTCAAAAAATTCTCTTAAATTAGTATAGCCGGCAATTTTCTTACCAGTGCCAGTTACATTATCAATTCCATTAACTCTTTCGTTGTAATCGGTTTCTAAATCAGAATCTTTTTGAATTATGTAATCTTTCAATTGTTCCTCCGTTAAGTTTTTTTGTATAAGGGGATTAACAATCGCCATTTATTTTTGGAGGAATTTTACTTATAAAAATTTTTAAGAGGATAACTTTTAACCTGAGAAATCTTTTTATATTTATCAAGATACCAAGCCAGCATTGCCAGAACCATAACCCAATCCTGCTTGATTTTTTTATCGTCCATTTTATAAGACGATAGCTGCTCTTCCAACTTTGACAAATAATAACTCTTTAAAGTAGCCATAGCATTTTTTTCCAAATCTGTCAAATTTTTCTTCCTAAGATTATTTCTCAACCGCATTTGAAGATAGAATAAAGCATCTGGTTTGTTTCCCTGCCCGAAAGCAATCGGTTTTAATTTAGTCATCATCTTTTTGAAAATCGTTCCGCCCATTTCTGTAACATCCATCATTAAATCACAATCATTATACTCCAATTTCAAATAAGAAGCCATTGCCATCAATTCAATCGGGTCGCCACCTTGTTTGGAATAAGCATTAACCACTTCAGCATTTAACAAATCAGTAACATCGGCAACTATCATAACTGTTTCATCTCCCTGGTCAGCTACTCCCCAATCAATAATCAAAACATAATCTCTATCTGGTTGAGCTGGAGTTAGTTCAGTTTTACCATTCCACATTGCCTCTATAACTTCCGGTGAAAACATTCTTTCGGCCGAAGCAACAAACTGACCAAGAACCACCTGCTTATATTTTAACTCGTCTATTCTTCTTAACCTGGTCTTAAATTCTTCTCTCTTAGATTTAGGAATAAAAATATTTTCGTCATACAACCCTTCCACCAAATGCCACTCTCCTTCTTTTTTCTTGGCAGAAGTATAAAGATGATACCAATATTGCTGAGATTTAGCTAACTCATCCGGCGTAGAAGACAATTTTATAGTGCCTGAATATTTGGCAGTTCGGGAAAAAATTCTGGCTGGCAACTCCTCTCGCAGATGGAGAGATTGAACACATTCATCATAAGTTATTAAAGCAAATTGTTTTCCTGCCAATCCCGAACCCTTATCCTCAGAAGTAGAGAGACAAAAGAAAGAAGAATTATTAGCAAAATCTATTCTGCCCAAATTATCATTCTTCCCCTCCCAAAACCAACCAATCCGGCAATCGTTAATAAATCTTTCCCCATCTTCCTCCCACGCAAAATTAGAATGTAAAATTTCCTCAATATAGCGAAAACACTCTTTAGCCTGCCGGCTAACTGGCGAAATATTTAAAGTTTCGTAACGAGATTTCTCTATTAAATCTGGATTACCAGAAAACCCTTTTTTATAAAAATTAAACCAAATATGGTCAATCGCCAACTCTACGGTTTTGCCAGTTTGGTTGGAAGTAATCTCAATAATCTGATTATACAAACATAAAGCCAATAAAGCTCTTTTTTGAAAGGGATTAAGATGAAGACCTAAAAAATATTCAGCAAAAAAAATGGGATTATGCTCCCCCACCGACAGCATCACCCTGTCCAATCCCGTCATCAGGTCTGCCGGATTTAAGTTTAACGATTTGTTCAATGCTGGCATTTAAAACTTCTTTTAACTTTAATAATTCTTCCACCGACATTCGCTGGTAAGGAAGAAGAAAAGTTCTGGCAGCATCTAATTTTAATTTTCCTTTGGCAATCTCCGTTCTTTTCATCGCCTCTTCCGCACTCTGAACGATTCTGTAAAGCATTGAAATCTCCCTGACCGTTAATTTTGATAAAAAGTTAGGATTGCTCTCGTATTTATTCAAAGTTTCCCGAAGCATTAAAATAGTCCTTTTTCTATTCTGATTTTGAATTTCCAAAATTTCTTCATCCGTCAAACTTTCCGATTCCCGATTAACTCTTTCTATGCTTTCCTCTTTCTTCCACTCCCGCACCATAGTAACAAAAAAAATAAACTCTTTGGGAGTTTTACCATTCGGAGCTTTAGCAGACACATCAAAATACTCCCCCAAGTAATTCTTAAAAATCTCTATATTAGACATCTTGTCCCGGTGCTCCAACCAGATTTTCTTAATCTCCGCTTTTTTATTTTTAATATCGGGAATCATTATCCTTCTTATACCAAATCTTAAAAGATTTGTCAAATTGCCGGATGTTTTCCACAGCTCCCGGACTTGACAACATTTTTGGATTTGTTAAGATAGGCAAGTGGGGATAGACGAAATGTTTTGGAAACCTTAGCTTAGTTTCCAAGTAGGATATATCTATCCCCCTCCGATTTCAATTCTCGCTTCAAAACTATGACAACTCTCAATTTTGAAAATTATTACTGGATTGAGAATCTGAAATACCAAATAGTTTTTAGAATTGAGAGTTGTCAAAACCCAAAAACCGGCTTTTAATTGCCGGCTTTTGGTTGCTATTCCGTTCTTTGGGTAAGTGAATACGCTCCATTGACACGGAATAGAAGTATCAGTAAAACTCCATACCGCTGATACTTTAACGAAATATACCACAATCAAGCAATGTTGTCAAGTCCTTTCCGAAAATTAAAAAAACTTTTAAAATAAAAAATAGAAATCAACCAATACTGGGGGATATGGTGGGCGAACCGCATAGCCACCCCTGGAAGCCACTTAAATATGCGGATAGACGGGAAGAAACCTCATTAACTCCATACCGATTAAACCGTCATCGCTTAATTCGTTAAGAACAAATTGGCTTTTGCGAATTAAGGATTACCCCTTCTTGCCTACCGGAGAGAAGCGGAGAGTTAAGCCAGCAGATTACCGACCCTCATTTTTTGAGAGACAGCGGAATCTAATCTGTGTTCAAACCAAACCCTAAACGGCTTTGGGAATTTCCTATTTCTCCTCCCGATTAAAACCCTAATTTATCTTACTAAGCATAACGGTATGTCTGTGTAGTGTTAAAGTGGGGTTTTAATAATGTGGAGTATTACGGAGAATAGAAATTGGGTCTAAATTGTAAGGTAATGCGTAATTAAATCTCATCTCCCAAAAATAAACTACCCCTAAGAGAAACTGAAAGCTATCTTTCCTGCGTAGCGGTGCGGTACGGAGTGATAAAGAGCTATAATGTCCCACTATAAACCAAAGAGAGAAAATAAAAAAAAGCCAAAAAAAAGTTTGAGAGAGAAAAAGGGGGTTGGTGCGTTCTTTTTATTGTTTTTATTGGTCCTTTTATTTTTTTTATCCTCCTATGGATAAGTATGACTTGACAACCATTTTTGGGTATGAGATAATTAAAAGGGGTGTGGAAAAGTCGGACATCCCAAAGAATAGCAGGACTTCATTTTGGCAAGCGGTGATGTTCCTTAAAAAACTATGTTGAAAAAAGCATTTGTTTCACCGGTCAGGTATGACTGCGGTCATCTCTCTACTGATAAGGAGTATTATGAGGACATTAAAACAGGTCAAAGATTATGTTTTGAGTGCGGAAAAAAAGCGTATTTGTCCCAAAAAGGAATTGAAAAGTGGCTTGATTATACTTTTGAAAGTTCCGCCGGACTGACGCCGGAGTTCGCCCAGTTTAACAAAGAGATTAAAGATTTAATTAAAAAGTCGCTTCCAGACTGCTTGGAATTGGTGAGTTGGAATAAAGGACATTTTGAGTTTAGCGGTTTTCTTCGGAATAAAAACACTGGCAAGTTTGTTTATTTTTCTTGTTCTGATGTTCGGTATTTCAAAAATGCTTGGTATGAGGATTTATTAGTTCGGACTGCTGAAAATGAGAAAGATTTTACTGGTGGTTCTAACAATTTTTGTAAATTGTCGGAGTTAGCAGAAAAAAGCATAATGCTAACTTCAAAAAAATGATTAAATTATTTTCTACACAATATGGTAAAATGCCTTTTGGGTATGTGGGAGATTGGGCGGAGCAATACAAAGACAGAAACAAAAAAGGAAGAGAAGAAATAAAAAAAGCATTAAAGCGTCTTCACCAATTAGCCGGTTTGACTTGGGCGGATATTTACGAGCCACAGATTAGGACAAGTGAAAATGAGATTTATTGTTCGTATGGCTGGGGTCAAAGGTTGGAAGCGGAGAAAATGCCGGTTGATTGGTATGAAATTAACCAAATTTGGAATATAGGAACGGCAGGATTTGGAGACAGAGAAATGATTGACGCAGTATTAAAGCATCGCTTGATTAAACTTTTTGATTTTAACCGCAGATTGATTGATTTTATTGATAAAGACGACAAACCTAATGATGCTATTTTCAAAAGGCATTTAATCGGACTATACCGCAACATTTAACCGCTTTTTATCTCTTGGTATAAAACCAACACATAAAAACCCGTTATTTTATAGCTTGCTTAACGGGTTTTTTGTTTAGAAAATCCCAAAAATAGAGAAAAAGAAAAAGAAAATCGCAGACCAAAGCCACTTCTAATTACTCTTTAGAGCGTGTTTCAAAGCCAAGTTTGATATCTAACACTTCTTTTTTTATACGAAGATAGGTGTTAGTTATCAAAAGTTATCCACAGCTTTACTCTTGACAGGGGGGTATGGCTTGCTATAATAAAGATAGGAAGAGTATAGTAAGCTCTTTCAAAAATAAATCCTTTTTGTCCTACTATTGCCAAAATAGTTTCAACTTTCAAAAGGCAATAAACATAAAAAAGGAAGCCAAAGAGAAAACCGGCGAGCCGGACAACTCTTTTGTTAAAATCCCTTTCCTAATGTTGCGTTTTGACGAGTGAAATGAAGGCAATAGTAGGTTAGGGATTTTTATTTGGAGTTAATCCCTTCCTCTTGCCGGTTTCGGAAGTAAATAGCAAACCGGCTAAAATATAATTATTAAATAATAATTTACTATATGGTAAAAGCATTTATTGTCAATTCAAAAGATATTACTGACAAAAAGAAAAATCCTCATTTTAGCTTAAGTCCAAAAGATATTTTAAGAAACAAAAAGATTAGTAAACACTACCTTGCTTGTATCTGGTGCGGTGGTGAAATATCAAAAGAAAAACCTTTTGCTCAATACTGCTCAATTAAATGTAAAAAAGAAGCATTAGGACAAAAATAAAATGATAAAAGTAAATCAAGTTTTATATCAAGCCGGAGCAAAAGCTATCAACCCCTCTCAGTATCCGATGATAAAAATAGCTAATAACTATCTAAAAAATGCCGGTTTTAATTATGGTGATAAAATTAAGGTTGAATACCTAAAAGAGAAAATTATTATTACTAAAAAAAATGAAGAAAAACAAAACCCCCAAAATGTATGAGTGTAGTTTATGCGGTAAAGCCGATAGTAAAACCTTCAAAGAAGCAAGAGAAGGAAAGTTAGTAGTTATTTGTGAAAATTGTGATAAAAAATAAAATTATGACCCAAGAAACAAAGTATTATAGTTTTATTGAAAGGTTTTTGACTAACTATTTATCCAAGCCGGTTTTAGATAAATTAAGTCCGGAGCAAAAAATAGACCAGTTTAGGAATATGTTTGAGCCGGATATTAAAATAGAAGCTATTTCGGATATGGCTAAAATTGAGGTTGAAGCAAAAAAACAAGAGATTATAGATAACTAACAATTTTAATAATATGTTTTTTAATAAATATAACTTTTTGATTAAAGATTTTACTGATAAAGCAAATGTTAGACCGGAAATTGCTGGGATTTTTGTAAAGCCAAATGAAACTTGTGCTACTGATAGCTTTACTATGATAAAAGTTAGTAGTGTAAAAGGATTTGATGTTAAAGATTACCCAGTTTTACCTCATAGACCAAAAATACCAACCAATTTTAATCCTTTTATTCTACCAAGCGAGAAAGCCCAAGATTTAGTTAAAATAGTAAGTAAATCCAAAAATTACTCTTTACCGATATTAAATAACATCGTAGTAATGAGAAGGAGCAAAAATGATGTTGAGTTAGGAGCAACCGATTTAGAAAGTGTTAATTCAATTCAAAGCCGGATTATAGAAGGAGAATATCCCAGATATAATGATATTTTTGTTGAAAGAGGTAAATATATTGAGGTAAGTTTGAACCCTGATTTTTTGAAAAAAATAGCCAGTTTTTATAGTAGTTTTAGCGATAAAAAAGGAATTGTTATGAGAATTCCGGTAAATGGAGAAAGTCCAATTAGGTTTTTTGGCAAAAGAAGTGATGGACAGACAGCGGAAGCCCTTTTAATGCCGATTAAAGGTTAAAAGCGAATAAATCGGTTTTTGGTAGCCGGTTTGATATTTCAAAACTACCTATCAAATCGGCTATTAAAAACTGATTTTTGGAGCTTTTGAGACGAAAAAAAAGATGCTGGGAGCTTGCTTTCTTGACGATTATGGTAATGGTGGCGAGGTATTTAGTTAAAACTACCCTTCAAAGCTGTTATTTCTCGTTAAGAATAAGTTCACTGATTTCTTTTTTTAGTTTCAATATCGTTGCCAAAAAAAAGTTTTTAATGACATTTTGGAAAGACAAAAAACCTTGCCGGCAGGTAGCCGGTATTCAACCGAGAATTGAAATCGGAGTTTCACAATAGAATAGCCGATAAAATAAGAACTTTTGGTAGTTTTCGTCTTATTTTGGCTATTCTCTAAACTTATGAAACAAAAAATTGCTTTTTTACCTTATTGTCCTAAATGTCAAGCCGATTTTAGGAAAGAAGGAATAGAAGAAATTTTAATTGGCGGTTATATCAAAAATATAGTTGAATTAACTCAAACTGGAAAAATTAAAAAAGTCTGGGAAAGAAAAAAGGAAATAGGAACAGATGATATAGAATATCGTTGTCCTAATTGTAATTATCTTTTAGCCAATGGATTAAGTGATTTAGAGGAACAATTTGGTGTTGAACTATAAAAATGAAACAACACGAAATTCTAAAAAAATATCTTTTAGGATTGACAAAAGGATTATCTAACAATTTGCTGGTAGTAGGGAGAGCCGGAATAGGAAAAACCGAACTTACTCTTAAAACACTACAAGAGTTAAATCTAATTGAAGGGCAACACTATCTTTATCTCCCAAATTATATTACTCCAAAAGCTCTTGTGGAAAAATTGGAGGAAGTTAATGAACTTCAACCCCCTAAACTTCTTGTAATTGATGACGGAGAAGACACTTTAAGAAATGTCCAAAGCATAGGAGTTCTTAAGGGAGCAATGTGGGTTGCTGGCAACCAAAGAAAAGTTAGTTGGATTACAGCAAGAGAGAAAAAAGAGTTTAATTTTACCGGTAAAATTATCTTTTTGCTCAACCGCTTCAACAAAAAGAACTCTTTATTAAATGCTCTTAAAGACAGGTCTTTATATTTTGAAATAGATTTATCACCCGCAGATATAAAAACTTTAATTATGGAAAGAGCAAAAGAACCTTATCACAATACTTCTTACGAACAACGGGTAAAAGTTGCTACCTTTTTAACTCAACAGAATAACCCGGAGATGTCTCTAAGAGCTTTTCCTCACGCACTTAATTTGATGATTTTATCGCCTAATCATTGGCAAGAGTTAATTTTAGAAACATTAAATAAAAAATGACACTCCAAGAACTTAAAAAAGAATTTCCGGAAGTTGAGTGGGAGAAGTATCCTAAGTGTTCTTGCTCTTATCCTATTTGCGTATCATTTTTACCAAAAGAAGCAGTAAAACATCACCCGTCTTGTTCTATGGCTGATAAAGAAAAGAAAATCTTAACTGAAATAGCGTGGGCAGAAGGGGAAGGAAGTATTCAGGGAGAGAAAAAAGCTAAAGAACTTTGGAAAAAAGTTAAGCAACCTGCGTTAATTTAAAATTATGCCAATATGAAAATAGAAAAGATTAAAGAACCTCAAATGACCAAAGAAATTGAAGAAAGCTGTTGGGCTTTTGCGGAAGAAACTAATAGTTGGGATAAAACCAGAAGATTTTTAGGCGATTTAGGTTTCTCGGAAGATGATATTGATTTAATGATAGAAAGGTGGCAAGAAGGCAAATCACTTTACCCGTATTGCTCTTGACAAGGGGTATTGGTATTGGGTATGATAAGTATAAGATGGCTTATCCTCAAAATATCTATCGCAATATGTTGGTGGTTCTGGGTGTTAAAGCTGGAATGACTTTCTATCAAATTACTAAAGCGTTTGGTAAAAAAGATAAACGCAATTTTATCAATATCTACAAAAGAGATTGTAATAAATATCTCTTAAAGGTCGGCAAAGACAATAAAATAATTTTAGTAATAAAATAAAATGGATATTTGGACAGCTACCATTACCACAAACACTACTGCCGGAAATTGGGATATTGGAGTTGATTTTGGAGAAGATATTAGAACTTGGGGCGAATATGGATTAGATTACAATGATTTTACTTATCGTGGTGATGGTAAAGGAAAAGATACAATAGAAGTAGATAAGGGTTCGCCCGCCAAAGCCAAATACGCAATTTTTTATGCTGTTGAGAAAGACCCAGTTATTTTCTGTAAGAACCGGCGAGAACTTTACAAAGAAGTAAAGAAATTATTGAAAAGAGAAGAAGTAGATATTAAAAGTATTAGGATATTTCAATTGATAGGTGGAGCAAAAAAAATTGCCAAAAAAGAAAGGTCGTAGATTACTAATTTAATTTTTAATTATTAAATAATAAAATGAAAATCAAGCCACCAAGTGATTTTGTAATGCCAAAGGTTGATGTTCAAGATGGGGATTTAATAACTATTTTGAACGAGGGAGAATACCGAAAACTTCCCCAAGACCCCAACCGAGAAGTGCTTACTTTTAGAGTTAAAATCCCTTCTGGAGAGGAAAAGAACCTTTCAATGAACCCTACATCCCAAAAGGAGTTAATTCAAGCGTGGGGAGATGATAGCAAGAATTGGATAAATAAAAAAGTAAGAGTAGAAATAGTAAGACAGCGTGTCTTTGACAAAACCAAAGATGTCATTTTTTTACACCCCGAAAACTCTGTTCCAGAAACTCCAGAAGAAGAAATCCCAGTTGTTGAAGAATAAATGAAAATTAAGTTAGCTGTCCCGATAAAAAAATTTAAAGTCCCCAGCAAACGTAAAAATCCAGATACCGGTGAAGTCCTTTGTTATTGGATAGTTGAATTACTTTCAAATGGGAAATTAGATTGTAATTGTCCGGCTGGGTCTTTTAGAAGGAATTGCCGGCACAAACAAATAATTAAAAAATACCTTCAAAAAGATGGAAGAAAATGAAAAAATCCAAAAAAGAAAAGAACTTATGGAATGGCTATGGAAATATACAACAATTTTTGGTTTATTTGAAGAATTTATTCAAAAACCACTAAAGAAATTATGGCAAAAGATAAAAAAGAAAAAATAGAAGTTGATAAAGACTATTTTGAAATGGTCAATAAGGCAATTACTGACCTTCAAAAACAACTCAATGAAAGAGATACTATTCTTGCTAATCTCCAAGAAGCAATAGAAACTCTTAACCAAAAATTTGAAACCACTTCTCAAACAAAGGTCGCTACCCCCTCTCCCAAAAGAAAATTTACTTTTTGGTCAGGGGAATTAACACTTGGAAAGCCAAAAACCCCAGCCGAAGTTATCCAATTCCAGCAACGTTCAGAAGAATTTAGAAAGAAGTTAGAACAATTAATGCTGGAATATGATGTTATTCAACTTACTGCTGGGTTGTTTATGGCTCAAGAAAATGGTGAAAATAAATCTTACTAAAAAAATCTTAACTGTTAAAGGCACACCAGTTACGGCTGAAATAGCTAATCCAGAGTATGAAGCTCTTTCAGAAAAAGAAAAAAAGAAAACCAATATTCCTCAAACTATTAAGAAAGAATTGGAAGTTAGAGATTATTTGCTTACTATTCTTTCTACTAAATTTCCACTTCTTCATAACAAAGAAGCATTTTGGACGACTGAATTGGGAATTTTGATTGCTAATGAAAAAAATAAAGAAATAGAAATTTCAGATGATAAAGCGAAATTCCTTAAGAGAATTCTGGAAAATAATAAAATTAAACAAGTATTACCAATGGGCGGAGAAAGAGAAATAGAGTTATTTTTCCCTTACGAATTAGGTCAATTGCTTCAAATTTTTGAAGAAAATGTTCCACCCCCAACCGAAAAAACTAAATAAAAGTATGAAGAAAAAAAAGAAAAAAATAATTTACTATCCTATTTCTTTATCAAAAGAAATAGAACTTCAAATTTGTATGGATGAAGAAACTGGAAGAATTTGGAAAGAATTAAGAGAAAAGAAAACCCAAAAACAAATTGCGGGGTTTATTGCAATCAATTACAATTAACTATGACCCCCCAACAACTGCGAAATAAAATAGTGGAGATATTAGAAAAATTTGAATGGGCAAGCACAGATTTGGAACCAGAAAGAACCACTGAAATTGAAAAGGCAGAAGCTTCTTTAGAAACAAGAAAAGAATTTGCTGACCTAATCCTCGTCTTAATTCAAAAAGTTCGTCAAGAAATCATAAAAGAATTCACAGAAGGCAAAAGATGTTTAAATTGCGGGGGGAAAAAAGAAAGCAAATTAACAGATTGGTGTGATAAATGTTTAGAGGAGAACTAACCCACTACCCTTATGAAGAAAAAAAAGAAAAATAAATTTTGGGATTTTGTAAATAAAATTAAGAAAAAACCCATTAAATGGGAACCCATAAAACTTGAATGGGAAGTTAATAAAGAAGGAGAAATTGTTACAATCTGGGTTAAAAAAGGAAAAAGAAAACCGATGAAATTTGTTAGAGAAAAAAAGCCACCAATAATTCAAAAAAAGACATATACTTTGTCGGCGGGAAAAAAGATAGAAACAAACAAAGATAATGATTATCTTAAACATACTTATGAAGAAAGAAAAGAAAATTAAAAAAGGAATAAAGAAATTATTTACCGATAATATCATTTTAACACCTCAAAAACAAAGAATTATTAAGAAAAGATTTCAAGAATTAGAAGATGCGATTCGGTTGCTTGAAAAGAACATTAAAGAAATGCCAGAAATAGACTATGAAAAAGTAGCTCAATATGACCCTTATACTTATTGGCTTTTACATCGGGCGTTTGAAGAAGAGGGGAACAAATTAGAAATTGGAGATAAAGTAATTCCTACTAAATGGGCTATTCAAAATAAAGTTTGTAAGCCAAAAGATAAAGGAATAGTGGTTGGTTATGGAAGAAGACCTTTTCTTATTAGAGTAAGAAAAAAAGGATTGAAAAGTTCTTCTACTTATTGGACGGGCTTTTGGCGGAAACCTAATTGAACCTATGACCCCCCAACCCAAAACCTTAAATAAAAGTATGACCCAAAGACCAATAAAGTTCCGAGCGTGGGATAAAAATGAAAAAGAGATGGTTTATTCTGATAAATTTGGAACAAAAGCTTTTAATAAAACAATTTTTAATAAACTATCAATGTTTTTTTCTTGGCTTCAATTTTATTCTGATTATCCTTTAATGCAATACACAGGTCTCAAAGATAAAAATGGAGTTGAGATATACGAGGGGGATATTGTAAAGTGGAATGACAAAAGAGGTGTTGAAGTAGTATTTCAATTTGGATGTTGGAAGGCAGGAGGATTTATTTTATGGGATTTTGACAGAACTAAATTAGAAGTCATCGGTAGCATCTACGAGAACCCAGAATTTTTAACCCAACCCCCTAACCTTATGAAGAAAGAAATAAAACAGATTTGGTTATTGATTAAAAGCTTTCCTAAATCTATAAAAATAGCCAGGCAATGTAGGGGAGAGAGATGTTTGGGAATTATAGAAACACATATTTGGCGATTTTATAAAATAATAGTTGAACCAAAATTAAAGTAGTAAACTTATGCCCACCCCCCAACCAAAAAACCCCCCCCACCCTTATGAAAGAAGAAAACAAAAAAGAAATCCTAAAAGAGGTTTGAGGGTTGAGATATGAAATGTAGAATTTGTAAAAAAGAATTAAAAAATAGGGGATATACTCTTGATGGTATTAGTTATAATTGTTGTAGAAAATGCCAAAAAGATTTTTGGCAAACTGAACCTCATAAAGTTATGAGTATTGAAGAAAGAATTAAAATCTTATTAAAAAATCGGCGGGCTAAAAAATATGAAGAAAAAATATATTAAAATCCCCAAAAATTATTTCAAGCCATTAAAGTTCAAGGTAAATTGGGATTGGGATTTATATTTTAAGGTAAAGAGATTGGCAATCTTAGAAGAATTTTTAGCAAGGGTTAAAAAATCGGGGATTAAAAATTAAAGGTCTAAATAAATTAAAGTAAATAAAAAAGTATGACACCAATCCAAAAATTATACGAAATCACAATAGCTTACGAAGATGATGGTGGGTATTCTAGCCACTGTCGGAGAATAAATGTTTTAGCAGAGGATGCTTTAAAGGCAGTTGAAAAAATCAAGTTAGAGAAATACGAAATTGTAGATGAGATTAGAAATCTCGGGGTAGTAGAAATTGAATAATCGGCTAAAAATTAAAGGTCTAACAAATTAACTATGAAGAAAAATATAATTATCAATGGAAAATCCAAACAATCAAAATAATAAAGAATTAAAATGGAGTGTAATGGGTTTCTGGAATCAAATGCTTGGTTTGACTAAACGCTATCCTCCAAAAGTAAGGGATTATATTAGTCCGGCTGATTTGGGAAAAGATTACTGGAGCCGGTATCAGAAAATGATGGGAATAGAACCAACTAATCCTTTTGAAGATAGAGTTCTGCGTATCTTTTCAGCCGGAGATGAATTTCACCACTTAATGAAAAATGTTTTTAAGGCATTAGGAATTTTTATTAACTCCCAAGATGACCCAGATAAAGAGGGAAAAAAACAGTATTCTATTATTCCAGCTACCGAAAAAGCTCTCAAGGTTTTAGGTAGTTATGATGTTTTAGCCGGAGGTAAAGTAGATATTGAACAAACAGAAAGACAATGCCATATAATGAATTTTTCCGATTTCGTGACCGAAAGAACTTTAATGATGGCGAAATTTTTACAAGAAAATTATCCCGATGGATTACCGACCTTACTCTATGAAATCAAAAGTATTAATTCCCTTGCTTTTTGGAACAAAAAAGATTATCTTACCGAAGCATATCCTCATCATCGTCTCCAGTGTTTTGCTTATCTTAAAGCAAACAACATACCCGAAGGAAGAATACTTTATGTTAGTAAAGACGATTTAATGACCGCAGAGTTTCCTATTTATCTTAATGACGAAAAATTAAATAAAGCGTTTGAGGAAGATAGAGAACAAATGAGTTATTATATTTTCAATAAGCAAGAACCCCCTAAACCAGATAATATTATTTTTGACCCCTATAAAAAATTTAGATTTCAATTTAACAAAAAGAAATATGTGATTGAAGGTTGTTTTGATTTCAATTGGGAAATAGCTCGTTCGCAGTATTTTACCCTAATGACAGGAATGAAATCTGTTGACGAATGGAAAGACAAATACGAGAATGAGTTAAAAGAAAAGAATAACCAGCTAAAAGAGAAAATTAAAGGTGAAGCAAAAGAAAAAACTAAACCATAAATATGAAAAAAGCACCAAAAGAATTACATAGAATTTTAGATAAATTATATTTAGAAATTCAGAAGGAACGATTAGATGTAGAAAAGAGAGGATTAGCAAAAACAAAACAAAGAAAATGTAAAAAGATAGCAGGAGTCACCCCAATCCCATTTAAAAGTCCTTTCCCCTATCTTTATTTAGAATTAGGCGAAGCGGAAATTATAGGGCAAGAAGACGAAGATTTATGATAACACCAATTAAGAAATTTGTCAAGTTATTATATGAACAAAAATTACCTAAAAGTTAAGTGGTTTAATTGTCCCCAATGTAAAGGTCGGCTTACTTGGGAAGTGGTAGTAAAAGGTATTATGACCCATACCAGAAAAGAGCAACCTTACTCTGAAAGGATTATTGGTTATTATTGCCACAACTGCGGATATTGTTTAAAAGCTAAATTATAAAAATGAAAGAAGCTTTAATCAGAAAAAAAGCAATAGAGATATTAAACAAAGAAGATTTTTTGTGCTGGTATCCTCAAAAATCCCGCTGGGCAAAAGAGAGTGATATTTTTGGATGTTATGATATTTTGGCAGTAAATAAAACAAACGGAAACATCCTTTTTATTCAATTAACCACTCTTTCTAACATAAGAACAAGAGAAAAGAAAGTAAGAAGGAAAGCTCTTCCTGTTTATTCTGAAATTTGGGGTTATGATAAAGTAAATAAAAATTTTAAAATAATTTCAATTTATGGAAAAACCATTTAAAAAACCCTTCGCTGGTATTATAGACCCTGCTCAAATTCGGGCTAAACAAATTGCCGAAGAAGAACAAAAAAGATTTGAAAAAATTGCTGACCAGATTATAGAAATTCTTAAGAAAGAAAATGTTATTATTGAAGAAATGCCAAGAATTTATCAGACTATCAATGCTAAACTCAATAAAAAAATGGATAAAGCGGAAATTGAAAAAATACTGAAATTATGATTGAAGTAAATGTCAAGTCAATTTGGCACGGACAAGTAGGAATCCGTGATAAATATTACTGGTTAGCAAAAACAAAAAAAGAAGGAATTTTAATCCGAGTGGAACACGATATAATGGAAATTCCCTATGAAGAATTAACAGATAGAGTTATCGCAAGGTCAGAAAAACCAGTGCTTGATAAATTTTCTGACCCCCCGGAATATCATTATCTTATTTATTTTAACTGGAATCCCAAGAAACAACAAAGAAGATTACTATGAAAAAAACAAAAAAAGAAAAGATATTGGCTAAAACTAAACAATTATTTGTAGAGCTGACAACCTTTTTTCCTCACGATGTAGTTTATAGTTTCCATATAATGAAAGAAAAAGAAAATGAAGCAGGGGGTCATTTTAGTATTTTTTTTGAACCCACTACAAGAAAAATTGACTTCTATATTTATCAATCGCTTTTTGAAGAAATCCCCAGTTTAAATGAAAGACAAATTCTCTGGTTAAAATATACTATTGCTCACGAAATTGGTCATCTCTTTATTTGGGAATTAGCAAATATGGTAAAGAGAGAGTATAGCCACGATTTTACTGAAAAGACAGCAAGCGATATAGCATTTTTACTTGTAGATTTACACAAAGAAAAATATGGCAAAAAATAAAGAAAAGGAAGAAGTAAAATCTTATACTTTCCATCTCCGTTGTTCTAAATGTGCTTTTAAATTTTCTATTGAGAGACCATTTCCTGATATGAATAAAATAGATATTACTAAAATGCGTTGTATGGAATGTAATAGTCCAGTTCAATGGGATACAATAATGTTTCCTTCTGGAGCTAAACCTTCTATGGAAGCTCAAGCTAAAATGAATATAGAAGCATCTAAAATGGCTTTGGAAATGGCGGCTAAACAAAAACAAATTGATGCTGAAATGGGAAAAAATAAAATGGTGCCAGTTAGTGGAATTCCTCAAAAAGGTTTTGTTAAACCAACTGAAATGATTCCAGAGAAAGTTATTAAAGATATTGAAAAAAAGGTCGGTCCCAAATTAGAAGAAATAGAAAAAGAGTAATTTTAAGATGGCCCAAAAAAGAAACAAGAAACCACGCAAACCATTGACTGCAGAACAGAAAGCAAAAGCTTTAAAGAATTTAGAGAAAGCAAGAGCAGCTAAGAAAAAAAAGAAATCCCATTGGATTGGCGGACATCAGCTTGATAAAGAATTTACAGGATAATATCTTTTAAGAAAGAAAAAGAGAACCCAAAGGATTTCCTCCAAATAATCCGATTGGGTTCTCTTTTTAATTAGCTAATTTTAGATTATAGTTCTTTAACTTTCTGACGAATTAAACCTCTCATTCTGCCAGTTCCGCGAGGAGGCAATTTTGAAGTTCCAAAACGAGCTTTATGTCTTTTTCTTCTTTCAGCATCAGTTCTTGGTTTTCCAAATCTGTAAGTAGAACCGAGATTTTTTTTACTTCTCCTTTTCTTTCTTTTTTTCTTTTTATCTCCTTTTTTCTTTTTCTTTACTCTGGTTGGCAATCCCTTCCTTTTAGTTTCAGCATATTCTTTCAATTGTTTCTGGGTCATTGATTTATACATTTGTTTCGCAGAACCCTTCAGTTTATTCGGTGAAATTTCCCCTCTTTTAGCTGCTAATGCCATTCCGGCTGCTTTTTGTTGTTTTTTAGATTTTGCTGGCATAAGTTTGTATTTATTTTATTGCCAACTGGTTCACCGAAAGAAAGAAAGATGAACGGGATTAAAAAGTAATATAGTCAGAGGGGTTTCTTAAAAGAAACACATTCCTCTAATAACTTAAATTCCCTGACTTTCAATCCTCCGAGTGAACCAGTTGGCAGGTCAGGACTTTAAAGTTTATGTCCTCCCACCCAGTCTCCCTTATTTTCCGTTTCTTCTTCTTCACCATCACCTTCGGGAGCTTCTT